GTCAGTACTCGTCATTTTATTTAGATGTGACGAACACCTGACTCACTGCAATCAAGCAGATGGAGTCATAGTGAAAATCTATTTCTACCTAAGTGAACCCGGGTAGATAGACGCAGGAATAGTGAGCACACCACCAACGACCGCTGTGATCAAATAACTAGCGATGGTATTGAAACTCGAATCAAAAGTATTGGTCAACAGCTTGGTTGTGATGCCCACACCACCAGTGAGCAAAGACTCATAAGTGGGAGTATTCGAGTATTGGTTGATGATCTCAACTATGCCCTTCCAGTTCTAAACGAAGGTGAGCAATTACGTGTTGAGATTGATTGACGAGGTGACCAGATTAGGATTTGGCGTGATGATGCCTAAGCGGAGTGAACTAGCAGGCTATGTAATCAAATCAGAAACATAGCTGTTGCTCGCTAGCTCCACCTAATACATGTTCCCTGGTTGTGGAATATGGAAAGTAATGTCGTAATTGACATAGACTTGACCCATATTAGTCTTTTCAGATTGTGATGCGACGACATAAATCGCACCAGGACAGTAGTCGTTTATCGATGCCCCGGCTACTGGCGAACCCGTCAAGAACTGCTTCTTTGAAATGCGGGGCGATAGGGTATGCCTGGAGTACATTGAACCGCTCTATGTGCCCTACATCTAAGTGAGTGTCTGGGGTGAGAAATCGTTCGTTAACACGTCGCTGGGATCGTGATCGAACGCGAGATACAGAATTCCATCGGCTAAAGTTGAACACGAAGGCACGTATTCGAAATTTATGCTGTTGATCGTGTACTTTTCGTAAGCACCTGCGATCTGAGACAACCATGGGAAAACTGATTCCGTGCTGGGGTTGATTTGAGCAACAAATTGTGAGTTCTGGACAACATTAGCCACCATGAGCTCTCGGTGCTTCACCCTGTAGGTGCTGCTCGAGGGCGCAGAGCGGACGTTAATGCTCTTAGCAGCTGGAACAGCGCGGACAACAATTGGTTAAACTGCTCTTCTAACTGACGGCTTAGATCGCACGTTGTTGGTACGCTTGACATTGTTGCTCTTCTTCTGTTTGTTTTATTTATTCTATCTATTCATAGATAATAAAGAACGATTGTTAAGTATTTTTTAAACAATCGTATCCTCCATTGATCTAGTTACACGTTATGATCCTGTATAGGTCTCCAACGGATAAATTGGCTTAGTGGTCCACTAGATCGGGGTGATGGTACTCTTTCGAAGAAGTCTTGAAACAGTACTTATTCTATAAGTCGAGTTAGGCCTAGACTGCTTCTTAGTCTAGGTGTGATGGGGGTTGTTCGCAGTTGTGAACTCGTGCTTCGCAAACTGCCTCAACGAGTGGACTTATCTTCTCGCTCTTAACACCTTCATATATAGCAAGGGCGTGGTAATAAGGGTACATGTGCAATAAACGATTGCTACCTGTGTAAAACTGCTTGGTGTTGAGCATCTTGGTCACGTCACGCACCATGTGCAGGTCTGGCAGAGTCCACTTGGAGCAGAACATAAAATCATCGAAGACCGACGTCTTTATCTCTTTTATGCATTGACCGATGCCAGTGACTCCGTCCTTGGTCTGGGAAGTACACTCGCGGATATGGAGAGTTATGTCTTTTTCACTCCAAATGACTAGATCGTCCCCAGCAGCTATCAAACTGCAGGAGTCGTCTGACCATGGTGAATGGACACCTGCCATGTGCAAGTACATGTAACCATACAACATACTTGCGACTGTGTTCCGTAATGTCGTGTAGGGATCTCCACTACACGTACAACCCTGAACTTCTAAGTAAAGGTAATCACGCCACGGTTTCGTCATCGATCGCCTACCAGGATAGTTGTTGTAGAAGCAAGCTAGAGTCTTCTCGTCCCAGGGCGTGTTGTTCACGCCGGGTAAACAGACAAAGAGCACATTGACATGGTCTTGTGCGTCGTGGAGCCACGACTCGATAAACTTATCGATGTCAGAGCAATTACGTGTAAAGAAGTTGTTCTGGGGCAAGTCTCTCTAGAAGAGTTGAGCCAACATATGATAGAGGCGATCATCCACGATCTTCATGAGAGATATGTGCTATGTGGACTCAAAAGCCGAGCCGTCCATGGAGTGACATATGTGCTTTTCATTGACGTTGTCAACTAGGAAGTCTCTAAGACCGTCCTTGGTGTATGCTTGGATATAGCCCGGCATGTTCTTCCTAAGTGCCTCGTGGGCAATGTTCTGCAGGTAAGTAGCGGCGCCATGCTTATTGGAGGAGCCTGGACATATGTTGCGGGGCCTGTCATCACCTGGCATGTCTTAATCTTCAGGCAATGCGTCGACGTAATAGACCTCACCACCTTTACTGACCGCTTCATAGCAACCTTTTCTGACTTGGCAAGAGTTGATCTCACCAACCATGGTCCAGTAGTAGTCTCTCTTCTTAGCTTCTGGGTAATCCCTAGTGAGAAGCCACTACATCGGGTCGAACTGTTTGGTGTAGAGCGATAAATCATCATCGCTCATGATTTTCTTTGTGAGCTGTTCAAAGAATCTCTGAGCCAACCCGTCGAAAATATCCAGATAATTCTAGTCTGGAACCAGCGTCGGCTTTAACAGCCTCTAGAAAAAACCATAGGTCAAGTTGCAAAGAGTCCTGTTGTTGTACTCGTAGCTCTGCTACTGCGTGTGGAACCCGGAGAGCGAAACGTGTGCGTTGTGGTCAGCCTCGACTAACGTCAAATCGGATCTTCTAATCGCAAGCTGAGAATTCCGTGTATAATAACTTTACATGTTATTGAGGTTAGCAGTATAGTACACTTGACTTGTGGGCGTCAGGTAATGCTCTGGCAATTCCACGAACCCGGGATTGCTCTTATTGAAGAAGTACCTAACCAATTTGGACTAGCCTGTGCCTCTGATTTTCTTAGACTTCGCATTCTTCACATCCATGTCACATTGTTGATAAGTCTCAGTGAGGGTCCTATTAAAGATATCGCGCCTATAAGTCTAGACGACTTCCTTGACGCCGTCAACGTACCTATTGGTGCCGTATGGCTCAAAGTTGGCCTGCGTGCGAGTGTCTTGCCACACGGGGACAGTCATATTGTCCGCCCACTTCTGTTCAAACCAGAAGCACACAGTGGAAACAAATGTAGCTGTGTGAGCCTTATTCTAGCTTTCGTCGTAGAACAATGGATAAGTTTGTTGCAGGTGGGACTACACTTGACTAGCATATGTTGAGCCAGTGAACCACCTCTTAAGACCGCTCAACTTAGGTAGCTGTATGCGGATCTACAACTTCGTGCACTCGTTTGGCCAGGCTAGTTGTTGTTGTTTGACTAATGTCACCGATGAGTTCATGGTCATGAAGAACTTGCGCATCCAGGTCGATTATGCATGCACATTACACATCTTAGGATAGACGTGAACACTCACCGGGACTCTGGCCCTCTAGTACTGTTGCGCAGTGTCGTGTTGAGCTGTGAAGAACCTGAACCATCCGAGCTCGACTGAACAGTCTGTCATGCCATCAAAGCAGTTGACTTTGTGTTCGTAGTGCTTACCTGAGCCACGAACGCTCATGGACACATCCAGCGTGCCATCTGTTGATTGCGTGACACAAGCCTGGCCTTCTCCGCACGGAAGGACGTACTGACCAAGCCTTGGAAAGAATTAAATCCCCGAGATCAAGAACACGGAGTCATAAGTCACCTAGTCCTTATTGAAGTAATAATGACTATCGTGCATGAGCGTGAACGTCTGGATGGGTGGTACGTAGAGCTAAGAAAACTCACCACCAACGTAGCTACCGCCGACCTTGAACAAATCTGGGATCTATCCCAGTTCAAGGTCTTAGAGCTTCGTGTCTTGAACTGGAAAGAAGTTGATGTTATCGGGGATGTAAGAGACTCCTTCTCTGTTGTACTGGCGGTCTTATTCGGATATAGTGGGTCTTAAAGGCAAGTACTTGATATCCAACCCGGAGAGCACCATTTGTTTGAATAAGGAGCTCTAAGAAACGTATTTTGCGCCAACATCGACTACAAGAACCGGACCTCGAGCTGCGGCTTTCGTGATAACGCTCAAACTGCGAGCTAATAATAGGTTGGATAAGAACCTCATGTTCGCGTGACCGCCACTACCGTTGTATGACTGTCTGAGCTGCTCGTTGGATAAGGCGAATCCGTTGTCAGCTAGGATTGCAGCGAAGTCCTTATTGATTGAGCCTTGGGGCTTGACGATGAGCCTCCACTTGCTTACAACATGTTAGTCCTCCGATTCATGCTTCTTATCCTGCACCCAAGAGATCATACCGGCATACGAGTTGTCCGTCTATCTGATGGGCTGTTGGAGCGTGTTATAGATGGCCGCCAAAGCTTGGGGACCACCGCTGAGAGACTAGGTTGTCCCTGGGAAGGCCAATTAAGAATCCATCTCAATGCGGACCTCACCGTTGATGAAAACTACTTCACGGTTGAATCGACCTGTCTCACGGAAATATTTACTAAACATCTTGATGTCTGACCTAATGTAGGCCTAGAAAACTACTTGGCTGGTGACCGAATAGTTAGTGACTGGGGATTTCTTCAACCTGTGGAGGGCCACGTTCATGAGCTGTAATGAGTCATGTTCTGAGCAAACAGGTAATGCTGAATACCTGACCTTCATCAGGACTTGTCTGCAAAAGACTGCGTATCTATTCATGTGACTGCGCGTCAACTTGACTATCGCAGCCTGAGGTTTAGATTGCTGCACATACTAGGGCACGTCCTAGATTGCTGAAACTGCGTAGTCGCCCACGCATTTCTTGAGGTGCCTCTTAGGTATATAGACGTACGCGTGAGAGGACGAGACGATCACTGTCTATTAGTGTGGCTGGTCAAGAGGAAGATGGGGCTTGCACGCCATGAAGCGGACTCCAGTACTCTTACAGATGGATTCGAGCTCGTTTATATCCATGCCTTAGACAGTGCTCTTCGAGAGCGCATAAATGAGGAATTCTTCACGACTCTGATTAGAGGAGAATTCGAGTGATGCATTGAGAGCATAGATCGCGCAGCCGCCATTGGGCGTGCTGAACAACACACCGTTGGAGTTGCTGACGTAATGTTGACTCATATCTCTCTACATTAAGTGCGTTACTCTATGCTTACCTAGCTGGAGATCTGCTCCGACTATGCTTGTCTTCTGGTAGCTGTCTCGCCATTTCTACAAGGGATATGGTTTAGGCAAACAGAAGTTTGTTGACTATTGGGCTCGGGTGTCAACCGACTCTTTTAGAGCTTT